TGACCTTCTCTAATAAATATATACGAGCGTATGTTTTTAAAAAAATATTTAAAATTTTTTATGTTTTTGGACACTGTGTTATATTTATAGATGTAAACGATAAAACGAATAAACTATAAAACTTAATAACATTAATTGGAGCTCGTACAACTCCCTCTCTTATTTTTTGTAATACACCCTTCGTAAGATGATTAGTTGTATGTAAAATGTACCTTAGGCACCGTTGAGAATACGGGAATAACTCTGAAAAGAGGAATAAGTGAAACTAAGGCAAGGTGGAGCTAAGAAAGTAGGTAATGAGGTAATTCCTTTTTCTTAGTCTGGTGTAGGACCAGTTGTTGACTGATGACAAGTTAACATTCTCACCCCAATGTGAGTAATATCACAGAAGGGTGGATTGTATCCCTCAGACAAGTTAAACTGTTATTTCTTCTTTATAAATTTGGATTATTAAGATTTATTTCGTATATTTGTAAAAATTAAATAATAAAAGTTATGAGTGCAGAAAAAAAATACAATGAATGGTTTGAATTTACAAAAGATAAGGTAGATGTACATCTAGCAAACGAATTCAATAGAATTTTTAAAGATTTATTAGAAGAACACAACATTGAACCAATGAAAACGCAATAAACCAATATGAAATCAAAATTATTTAAACATTACGAAAGAGAATTTGAACAATCAGAATTTTCAGATAGACCTAATTTAAAAGAAGGCTGGATTCAAAATAAAATGAAGAGAGACTTAGAAGATTATCTATGGGATGTCAGAAATAGAGATTTAGCTGAACAAGAAATAGAAAGACTAGAATCAAAAAAAGACATAAGCTAATATTTATAAATGATAATTATTTATCTGCCAATAAATATTTATTTTCCTTATTCAAGAAAAGGGGTCATAGTATCCCTTTTCTTTTAACCTTACTTAATATATGATTTGTTTAATAAAATTTGGAAACATAGTAGAGGGATTAATCAATGTAATTACATTAGGTTGGGGAAAAGATTTAGCTATGTGGATAGCAAATAAATTAGGATACGCAGATTGCGGGTGCGAAAGACGTCGTGTGTATTTAAATAAGTTATTTGGTTGTAAAGAAAAAGGGATATCATTATGAGTTCAGAAAAGTATTTACCTCTTACTGAAGAGGAATTTAAAAGATTAGAAGGAGAATTAAATTTAATAAAAGCTTTCCTACCAGAAGGACAGATGCATTTTATTTGGTTGATGTATAACAAAATCAGAAATAAAACAGAAACACAGCCGTGTTCTTGTAAAAGTTCTGCTAAGTTATGGGCACAAGCAGTTAATGCATTACGTGATTTTGTGAAGGAAAGAAGTGAATAAAGAAACTAAAAAAAGATTAGATGTACTATACAGAAAACATCATCAATGGTTATTTTCTGTTGCATTCAAAGCTAGCAAAGATATGATAATATCTGAGGAGTTAGTTCAGGAATTGTACCTCTATCTTTTAGAAAGAAATGATGAAGCTCTCTACTTTAAAGATAGTTACAATCTACAATATTGTAGAGCGTTTATCATCAGTAGATTCTACAATCTTAAAAAAGTAGATAATAGATGGTTACCTTTATTTTCAGATTGGGATAGTGAAGATATACCATATGATGAAGAATGGGATAATAAATTGGAAAAATCATATAAAGAAGTTTTAGATGAATTATCTCAAATGAAGAAAAAGAAAGGTTGGTCATCAGCAATGTTGTTTGAATTATATTGGTTTTCAGATAAAACATTTGATGAATTGAGTAAAGAAATAGGCATATCTAAGAGCACAGCGTTCTTAAATGTAAAGAAAATAAAAACATTATTAAAAGAAAAATTAGATAATCCATTTAATAAGGAAAAAAATGAAGAATAAAGAATTAGAGCAGATAAGAAAGAAAAATAGTAAAAAATTAGAACAACTTCTAACTAATCCAAAACGGGTAGAAAGAGCAGCTAAGAAAATGTATCCTAAGAATTGGAAAGTTATATTCTCAGGAGAAAGACATCCCTTAAATCAAAGTAGAGATAAATAATATGGAAGCAAAATTAAAAGAAAACTTTAGAAGTTTAATGAAAAAAGGCAAAGAAGGTGTATGGTCATACATTGAAGAAGCCGAAACTTTGGGTGCAAAGATTGACAACCCAAATGAATATGATGGATATGTAGCAGATATCTTAATTAAGGTAAGAGAAGAGAAAAGATTTGATTTCTCACAATATAAAGAAGTGAGAAGGTTCATTATAGAACATCAAAGATTAAACTCAGTAAAACCGCAAGAAGATAACGATTTTATAGTATTATAAATTAAAATAAAAATGGAAAATAAAGAAGAATGGAAAAGAGTAGATATTAAAACTCAGTTTGGTAACACATTAGACTTTTTAGTATCTAACACTGGTAGAGTAAAATACCCACAAAGAGAAGTATTGACAAGATGGGGAAATTATCGAAAAACAAAAGAAAGAGAAGCTAAGTATTCATTAGCTAATACTGGTTATCCTAGATGTTCAGCTGGTCTTGTACATAGAATTGTTGCACAAGTTTGGTTGGACACGCCTGAAGGATGGGAAGATACTAAGAGTTGGGTAGTGAATCACAAAGATGGTAATAAAAAGAATAATCATTATACAAATTTAGAATGGGTTTCTCATAAAGAAAATTGTAAACATTATTTTGATTCAGATAAATCAATAGAAGATGGTAAGTCTCAGCCCGTAGAAGTTTGGCATAAAAATGGAGAATGGGTAGGAGTATTCCCACAATATCGCAAAGTAGGAGAAGCTTTAGGTATTTTACCACAATCAATATACTCACAATTATCAGGAAAAACAAAATCAACAGGCGGATATATTATAAAAAGGATTACACTAAAAGAATATCATGCCAAAAAAGATAAAAAGAGATTATAGCTACGAAGATTACTTAGAAATCAAAAAAGAAACCAAACGAAAGTTAGATAAGATATTCGCTATGGAGAATTATCAAGAGGTTTTAGGTAGGAAGTACTATGGTGATAATTGGTTAGCTACTTTATGGGGAAATCATCCTGCAAGAGCTGAGAGGCATAAAGAGAATACTCAAAAAGCACTTCGAAGAATGAAAGGAGAATTTGTTCCTTATAGAAAAACACAAAAAGAATTAGCATGTATTCAATTTGATTTAGAAGGAAATAAAATAAAAGAATGGGAAAGTGTAAATCAGGTAATAGAAGAATTAGGATGGAAAGAATCAGCAGCATCTCAAATATTAAGATGTTGTAAAGGAGAACATTTAACAGCTTATAATTTTAAATGGGAATTTAAAGAAGATGAATAAGATACAAGTATATGGAATGCAGAGAAGTGGTACAAACTTCTTAGAATGGACATTAAGAAACAACTTTGTAGATTTAGAATATGATGGTTCACTACATTCAATTGGAAATGTGAAAGGAGATATGAGATTTGGTATTCAACAATCCCTAAAGCATTGTTTACCTAATTTGGAAAACGGAAAAGCTCTAATCATAATGAGAGATTACGAAGAATGGAACAACTCAGTAAGAAAAAACTTTAGTGGTTGTACCTATACACTTAAAGATTACAATTACTATTATCAAACACCTCTTAGAGAAAATTGGCATCAAGACGATTATATCTTAGTAAATCACAAATGGGCTATACAAAATTATTATACACTTCTAATAGCAATTCAGGGTAGGTTTGGAGTTCGTATCAAAGAAGATTGGAAACAGCCAATGAAGCGCTTGCATTGGGATGGTGGTAAAACGCTAACGAATATAGATTTCAACTTGAATGTTAAATAGTTAGTTAAATACTACAATTTACTATGGGATTTAAAAAAGGAAAAGATTGGAACGGAAATAAATTTGGGAGACCTAGAGGCTCTCAGAATAGAAGTACTGAGATGATGAAAGTCAATGTTGCTCGTGCTGCTAATTTCGGATTAGATACCATCAAAGAAGATTATGAAAGATTGAGAGAAGAGGACCCTAAAGGTGCTCTTAATCTTTTAATGAAACTTTTAGAATTCAATTTACCAAAATTAAAATCGGTAGATATGGATGTAAAAGCTGAAGTAAATAACAAAGTAGAAAAGATAACAGTAGAAATAAAACAAAGAGATGACAACAAAGAAAACAACGAAGAGTAAAAAGCTAGGCTTAATCTTCGGACATAAATTAGGTGATATGTCTCATGCAGTTAATAAAATGGAAACATTAGGATATGAGCCCGTTTTAGTTACATGGGACAGATATAAAGATAATTTTAGTGAGTTAGATTATACTATATGGACACAACCCACACCATTACATCAGGGAATGGATTGTATGAACTTATTTTTAAAATCTAAGGATTTAGCCCTTACTCAACTAAAAAGAAAATCTATTGGAGCAGTAGCTAACTGCCACACTATTCCAACTCTTTGGGATTGGGATTTAACTAACAAAGAGTGGGAAACGCTTTTTGATTTCGAACTACATAAGGATTATGTAGATGATGTAATCCAAAGAAGATATAAAGAATTATATGGAACTAAAGATTCAGACGAGCAAGACGTTTTTGGACTTGCTGAATGAAGATAGAATAGCTATCTTACAGGGTGGTACTCGTAGTGGTAAATCCTATTCAGCAATCCAATACCTTATAACTAAAGCATTAGAGAACCCTGGCGTTCTTATTTCGGTTGTAAGGAAGTCATTCCCATCCCTTCGTATATCTGCGATGAGAGACTTTAAAACAATCCTTAAAGAATGGGAGATTTGGGATGAGGAGAATTGGTATGCTTCTGAAAACTCTTATACCTTTGATAATGGTTCATCTATTGAATTCTTATCAGTACAAGATTCGGAAAGAAGGAAGGGCACCAAGCGCAATTACTTGTTCATTGATGAAGCAAATGAATTGAACTATGAAGATTACTTCCAGCTCTCTATTCGTACAACGGATAAGATTATTATTGCATATAACCCATCGTTCGCTACAAACCATTGGATATTCCAACAAGTACTCACACACCCAGACGCTACTAGATACATTACAACCTATAAAGATAATCCATTCTTAGATGATACATTAGTAACTGAGATTGAAAGATTAGAGAAAACCTCACCATCTTATTGGAAAGTTTATGGATTGGGATTAGAGGGTGTAGTAGAAGGTCTAATCTTTGATAATGTAGAAGTAGTAGATTATATACCTGAAGAATCAGAATTAATGGGATATGGTATTGACTTTGGATATACGAATGACCCAACAGCTTTAGTAGCACTTTGGAAAACACCAGAAGGCATTCTATTTGATGAGATTTGTTATATGAAAGGATTACTATCCAATCAGATAGCAAACTTTATTAGAGCCGCTTATAATCAATTTGGTAAAAAAGAAGTAATCGCTGACTCATCAGACCCAAGACTTATAGAAGAGATATTCAGAAATGGAATCAACATCAAACCAGCGGTAAAAGGACCTGATTCAATCTTAGCTGGTATAGATACAATGAAACAACACAAAATATTCATCACTAAGAAATCAGATAATATAATTGATGAATTTTACTCTTATACATTTAAGAAAGATAAAAATGAAGAATTTTTAAATGAGCCCGTAGATACAAACAATCACGCAATTGATGCTTGTAGATATATCGCTACATTTAAACTAAGTAATAAAAGAAAGAGCTTTGGCTCATACACAATTTCAATTAGATAATATGGCAACAATACACGGAAAACCTGATGATACACCTAAAGAAATGAATGTTGAAGATTTAACAAAAGAACAAATCTTACAACTAGCTCAATGGGCTAACATTTTGAATGAGGAAAATAAAAACCTTAAAGGGTATATCGTTCAACTACAAGCTCAATTAAAAACAGCAAGAGGTGATAGAGCAGTAGCTCAACATCATTTAGCTCAACACCAAGCTAATGTAATAATGACAGAAACACATATAACCACACCATTTGATAATGAGTAAGAAAATAAATTTCGCGGTCCTGTAGCTCAGATGGCTTAGAGCATTTCGATGTAGGGTTTTAACCCGAACTCTGATTGCGCGTGGGTTCGAGTCCCATCAGGACCGCGAAATTTATAAAATAGTAAACTATGAGTAAGAAAGTAAATTTAGAAATAAGTGTTCCGCAGAATTGGAAAGCAGTAACTCTAAGAAAGTATTTAGAATTACTAAAAGATATGGAAGTGTACAAAGATACACCAGAAGCAGTAGATGCGGCTCTATTCCATCATCTATGTGGAGTTGATGTAAGATACCTAAGTAAGTTGGATATATCTATATATACGGATATACGAACTCAACTACATAAACTTATGTCTGTTGAAGATTTGCCATTGGTTCGCAGATTTCATTTAGATGGAATAGAATGGGGATTCGAACCTAATCTTTCTGAAATGAGTTATGGCGCTTATGTAGATATACAAAAATACGAAGAGGTAAAGATAGATAAGAATTGGGCAGAAATAATGTCTATCTTATATAGGCCTGTTACAAATAGAATAGGTGAGTTATACGAAATCAAACCTTACAGCGGTAAAATAGATAAAGAGAAGTTTTTAGATGTAAGTATGGATGTGCATTTTGGAGCCATGTTTTTTTTTCTCAATACCTTAACGGACTTGTTGAAAGATATCCAGAGCTCTTTGAGTCAGAAACTCCAGAAGCAGGTGCTCAAGTCCAATACAACTTTCACAAAAAATGGAGCGGATACTCAGCAATTTATCAATTATCTAAAGGGAATATCCTCACCTTCGATGAAGTTTTAGCTCTAGCACTGGAAAAATGTTTATTATTTTTAGCTTTTGAAAGTGATAAACAACGAATGGAAAATATGATACATAAAGAAGTGATGAAGAAATACCAAAAGTAGTTCTCATACAATTCTTAGATTGTTTGTTAAATATAAAAACATTATGAAGCTCAAAACCGTTACTCTACCAATACCAAAGGTAGAACCAACAAAATCACACTCTTCACCTAAAAAAAGTAGAAGAGGTTGTTTATGCCCGAAAGGAAACAAATATTCGGTGAAATGTTGTAATGGTAACATGCAAGCTCAAGGAATTGGACTTATATATAAAAAATAATTAGTATGGGAAGATTAAGACCAGATAAATGGAGTGGAGTATATATAGGAGATACTAGAGGTAGAGCAATTCCTAGAAGAGGAAGAAGAGGATGTTTGTGTCCTGATGAAAATAGATATAGTAGAGAATGTTGTAAAGGAGCTTTAATAGGACAGGGAATCGGACAAACCGAAGTACCTGGCGGACAAGAAAGAGGAGCATTCTCATCAGGTTTCTCAAACGGATTTGATATATAAAAGAATTAAAAATGGCTGAACAAACAAAAGACCAATTAAGGTTAACGAACCAAACAAATTTTCCAAACAACAATACTAACTTCATTACACCTGATAGGTTAAGAGGGTTTAATGATGATATGATTGATTCTATTGCTACTACGCAAGATTCAGCATCATTTGCACAAACTGATAACTCTCTTCAAGACCAAATCAATTCATTGGTTTTAAGTGGTAGTGGTATTGTTGTTGAAGATGAAGGTACATCGATAGGTGTAGCTACCGCTCTAAACTTTACAGGTAGTGGAGTAGTAGTAACAAACCCATCAGGTACAGCAAATATCTTTATAGATGCCATTGCTGGTACAAATGGTACATCAGGTACCTCTGGTATAGATGGTACTTCAGGAACCTCAGGAATCGATGGTACATCGGGTATCGATGGTACGGATGGTACTGCAGGGACAAGTGGTGTTGATGGTACTAGCGGTACATCAGCAGTAGATGGAACGAGTGGAACGAGTGGAGTGGATGGCACATCAGGTGTGAATGGTACATCAGGAACAAGCGGAATAGATGGAACTTCCGGCGTAGATGGAACTAGCGGAACATCGGGTGTAGATGGCACATCTGGGACTTCGGGTGTAGATGGTACATCCGGAGTTGACGGTACAAGTGGTACAAGCGGAGATAGTGGTACAAGTGGTGTAGACGGTACATCAGGTACTTCTGGAGCAGATGGGACATCAGGTATTGATGGGACATCAGGTACCAGTGGTCTTGATGGGACATCTGGAGTAGATGGAACTAGCGGAACAAGCGGAGTGGATGGAGATAATGGCACTTCAGGTACTTCTGGTGCAGATGGGACAAGTGGAACTTCTGGCGCTGATGGTACAAGTGGTACATCGGGCGCTGATGGTACGAGTGGTACATCTGGCGAAGATGGTACTAGTGGTACATCTGGCGAAGATGGTACGAGTGGTGTTGATGGAACATCAGGTACCAGCGGAGCTGATGGCACATCAGGAGTTGATGGAACTTCTGGAACATCAGGAGTTGATGGGACAAGTGGAGTAGATGGTACTTCAGGTACTTCAGGTGTAAATGGTACATCGGGAACATCTGGTGTAGATGGAGATGCAGGAACAAGCGGTACATCTGGCGAAGATGGAACATCAGGCACATCAGGAGCAGATGGAACTAGCGGAGTGGATGGTACAAGCGGAACGAGTGGAGCTGACGGTACTTCTGGAGTTGATGGTACATCCGGCACAAGTGGGGCTGATGGTACATCTGGTGTCAATGGTACTTCGGGTGTAGATGGTACATCAGGGACTTCAGGAGATAGTGGTACGAGCGGTACAAGTGGTATTGATGGAACTGCAACATTCCCTTATACTGGTTCAGCAATCTTTAGTGGTAGTGTAATTGTAACTGGCTCAATATTCTCTGATTCAGAAGCATTCTTAACTGCTAGTTGGGCTTATTCTGCAAGTAGTGCTGTACTTGCAGATAACGCAACTGAAATATTTGTAAGTGCTAAGAACGTTAGTGGTGATACTATTCTTAGAGGTACTGTGGTACATTCTAATGGAGTAACTGGTGAGAATCCTAACATAGTAACTGCATCTTACGATAACCCGAATCAAATGCCAGCAATTGGTATTACACAAACTGATATTAATTCTAATGGTATCGGAGAAGTAATCCTTACAGGTAAAATAAAAGATATTGATACATCTAACTTAGTAGCAGGAGCAAATGTATATGTAGGATTAAATGGAGCTCTTACTGCAACTAAACCAACTGGTTCTTCTAACCTTATACAAAACATTGGTATTGCAACTAAGATAAATGCAACTGAAGGACAACTATTAGTATTAGGTAGTGGTAGAAGTAACGATGTACCAAACATATTAGAAGGATACGCTTGGGTAGGAGATTCTGATGGAGCTGCTCAACCTGTAGCTACATCATCTTTAGATGTAGCAACTGCAGTAAGTTCATCATACGCATTAACTGCTTCATACGCTGAAACAACGGATGTTGTTGGATTCCCATTTAGTGGTTCAGCTCAGATTACTGGTTCGTTAGGTGTTACTGGTTCGATAGAAGTACAAGCAAACGATTCAACAGGTTCAGTAGTAACTACATTAGGAGATTCATTCTTAGATGTAGCAAAAGCAGATAAGATTGTAACACTTACACAAACTGATTACGATGCATTAGGTTCTTACGATGCAAATACACTTTATGTAATCTCAGGTTCTTATGTACAAGATGGTACATCAGGAACTTCAGGAGCTGATGGTACAAGTGGTACAAGCGGTGATAGTGGAACTTCGGGTACTTCTGGAGCAGATGGTACTTCAGGTATAGACGGTACAAGTGGAACGAGTGGAGTTAACGGAACGAGTGGTGTAGATGGTACGAGTGGTGTAGATGGCACATCGGGCACAAGTGGAATTAATGGTACTAGTGGAGTTGATGGGACTTCTGGAACAAGTGGAGCAGATGGAACTAGCGGTGTGGATGGTACATCCGGCACCAGCGGAGTTAATGGAGATGCTGGTACGAGTGGTACTTCTGGAGCAGACGGTACATCAGGAGTAGATGGTACATCGGGTACCAGCGGAGTTGATGGAGATGCAGGAACAAGTGGTACATCTGGCGCTGATGGAACATCAGGCACATCGGGTGTAGATGGTACTAGTGGAACAACAGGAACATCAGGAACAAGCGGTGAAACAGGAACATCTGGAACATCAGGAGATGATGGTACTTCAGGTACCTCTGGTGTTGATGGAACAGCTGATGTTTCGGTAGCAGAGACTGGAAGTATAGAAGGTCAATTTGGATTATTAAACTTTACGGGTAGTGGTGTTAGTGTTTCTTTAACTAACTCAACTGCATCAATTAACATACCAGGCGGAGGTAGTGGAGCTGGATTCCCATTCACTGGTTCTGCTGGTGTAAGTGGTAGTATTGATTTAGATGGTGTATTTAACCAAACTGTTAACTCAGCATCTTTAGATACCAACACCGTTGTTTTAGATGTAGCTAAGCAAGATATGCACACAGCGTTAATGAACGCAAGTACTTTAATTAGTGCTAGTAATGTTACTGCTGGTGTGAGAGGTGAGATTATGTTACAAGCTACTGTAGAATCATCTTCAGTATCGTTTAGTTCAAACATAATAACCGCATCTAACTTCTCTCAACCAGAACCAGCAAATGGTAGTAGATTATTAGTAGAATATAGTGGATACGAATTTAATTCAACTTCTTCTCTATATGTAAGAAGCGCACCATATATCATAACTGGTGTGCCTGGTTTAGATTACCAAATTAGAACTGATGCATACGCTGATTATGTATATATGGCAATTCCTGGTACATTGTTTAGTGGTACAACTGACTTTACACAAACTAACGCTTACGATGATATTAGTGGTGATATCAATAGTGGTGTAAGTTCTAAAACTATTACTCCAACAACTGGTGGAGCAACAGGTCAGTATTGGGTATCATCTTCTTACTCATACTTTACAGCAGAAGATTATACAACATCATTAGTTGCGAGTGGTTCAGCCGCTTGGGATATAACTGCTGCTAGTGATTTACCATTTGGTAGTAATGATTGGGTTGTTGAAGCTTGGGTATCTCCAACAAAACAATTTACAGGCCCTCCATTCCAACAACCATTCGTTAGAAGTAACGAAGGTAATGCTGATTTCTATTGTGATTTAACTCGTAACTCAACTGGTGGTGTTGATAGTAGTAGAGCTAGAATCTTAGAAAACGGTGTTCAACATATAGCAGGTAATGGAGTTCTAACATTCTCAATAGATACTTGGATGCACATTGCCTTTGTTAGAAGTGGTAATACTTGGTTTATTGCTAAGAATGGTACAACATTCTATTCATTTACTGATACATCTTCATTACCAGCACCTCCTGAAGGATTTGCATTGATGGGTTATACCGCAACTAATACAAATAACGAAACAAATGGTTGGGCATTCTCTGACTATAGAATTACTATTGGTAGTAATAGAGGATATTCAACAGGTGGATTTACAGCACCTCAATCAATCATTGAAAAAGTAAGTTAATATTATGTATAGATTTGAAGTAATTATAGAAGGGCAAGACCCATACATCGTAGAATCAACGCATTACGATTTATCACAAGATGAAACACTAATGCCAGCGGTAGAATGTACTGTTAGAAAATTAGACTAATATGGCATCAACACAAAAAATATACTTAGGAACTCACCCAGTAGAAAAAAGATACTTGGGTGAACATCCTATTAAAATACAATTAGCTGAATTTGGAGTTATTGCTGATGGATTAACTTATTATTTTAATTCTAAATTTGATGCAAATGTAACTGAATGGCCAGCTACAATTAGTGATAGAACTGGTTCATATGTTACTGCTGCAACATACTATAATTCAGTAGAAAGAGTTGTAGAATTAGATGGAGGAGCTGCAGCCGTACCATCATTAAGCTTTGGTAGTTCTCCAATTACTGGAAATACAGCTCATAGTGTATTAATATTTACTAAGCCAAAAAGAGAAGCGGCTAAACAAGTAATGGAATTTCAAGGAGATGTTGGTGGAACAAATGACAGAACATTATTGGAATTAAGAAATGATGTAGATTCTACAAATTATTTTGTTTGGAGAAATACCAGTGATAATATAACTTATTATGCATCTGATTTTGGTGAAGTATCTTTAAATGAATGGCATATGTTTGGATATGCATATGATGCTGCTACTCCTGAACCCAAAGTTAACACATTTTATGATGCATCATCAAGTCCTGTAACTCAAAGTGGGGTAGCCGTTGATGTTGGGAACTTATATTGGGAAGCAGGTTCAGAAGGAGGCAGTACTACAACCGATTACAGTGGTTCTATGGGAGCAGTTTTAGTGTATAATAGAAAAATAACCGCTGAAGAGGCTGAAACTAATTATAGAGCTTTATCTGGTTTATTCGGATAAAGAATAAAACACAAAACAATTGTTAAATTAAAAAACATAATATTATGAGCGGAAAAATTCAAAACGAACAAGCATATGTAACCAACCCACAATTTGCTGGTGGTGTTGAGGTAACTGCAGTTTCTGGCTCTGACTTTGATAATGCTAGTGGAGATAATCCTGAATTTGGATTTGTAGCTGGTGGATTATATGTAGGTCAGTTAGGAAATTTGACAGTAAAGACTGTTGATAACTCAGTACTTACATTTGTATCAGCATCAGGATTTGTACCTGGCTTAGTTGCTGCTGTAAGTGCATCATCAACTGCTGCTAGTATCATTGCATTAAAGTAAAAGTATGTTTAATCTGAATTACAACTTTATAGGTTCTCAAAAACAAAACAGAGATGTGGAAGGTTTTCAACCATTTCCTCGTACTGATGAATTTGCTAATTATTTAGTATTAGCTATTGCAGGTACAGTGTTTGAGAGAGATTATGAGCCACAATTCGGTGTAGATGTACCTTGGCAAGATATTAGTGGATACATTAGAGGTGATTATACCAATATTTCAGGTTCTTTAACTGGTAGTGGTATCATTAGTTCATCTAGCGAAGTTAATAAATTTACAAATAGCGGATATCCATCTTCTTTATATCTTACCGGTTCTATTTCGGCTTTATTTCCAAATGGGGGTACTCCCAAAGAAGGGTTAAACCTTACTACGGGTTCATTACAATCTGGTTCAGTAATTGCTGGTACAACGGGCCGTTCATCGGTAGGAGCAGTAATTGAAGCATGGGTAGCATTAGAAGATGCATCTGCTCCATCGCAATCATATAAAGATTTAGCTTATATGGCTACCGATGTTCCTCCGGGTGGTATCTCAACTTATTGGTATTCGGCTAACTGGAATGGTGATGTTAATCCTGGTGCTGAAATTGATTTGGTAAGTGGTTCATCAAGGTTTGTGGTTGATAAGGAAACCGATGTTGAACAAATTTTTAATCCATCTATTTCTGGTTCTAGAAATTTAGAGCAATTACAATGGAATCACTTTGCGGTATCTATTGAAGCACCTTGGGATAATGGATTAGATAGTGAACCTTGTAAAGTAAGGCAATTTATTAATGGAGAAATGGTTGCTTATGGAGAATTAAATGCAGATATTAAACAATCTCTGAATCCATTGCAAGTATTAGGACATGTTGGAGATGACCAATTGGGCAATCCATGGATTGATTTACCAGCATATATACAAGATTTACGAATCTATAATGGTACAAATAAAAACTATACAGGTTCGTTTACTCCACCATCATCTATGATAGTGGGAAGCCCTTGGGCTTAAAAATTAAACAAATCAAAACTTAATTGTTAAATAACTAAATAATCAATATTATTATGAACTCAAAAAATGTACTAAACAAGATTATCACTCTACTTTCTGCAGAAGATAAGCAGAGTGTTGAATTAGCATTCGCTGAATTAGCGGATGGTACAGTACTTGAGTCAGCCACTTTTGATGTAGGTGAAGAAGTATTCGTTGTTGGTGAGGATGGAAGTAAAACGCCAGCACCGGACGGAGAACACGAACTTAGATTGAGAGATACTGAGGACGTTGAAACTCGTTTCAAAATCTTCGTAACGGATGGCAAAATTACTGAAAGAGAAAACATTGAATTAGAGGAAGAAACTGAAGAGGTTGAAGCATTGCCTGAAACTGAACTTTCTGACGCTGAGGAGATAAAAGAAGAAGCTGATGTTGATGTGGTTAACTTAGAAGAGGTATCGAAGAAAGTAGAAGAAATGGCTTACAGAATCGATGAATTGGAAAAGAAAATCGCTGAAATGAAAGAGCACGAAGAAGAGAAAGAGGAAATGGAAACTGAAGAAGAAAAAGAAGAAGTTGAAATGACCGCTGCACCTTTGAACGGAGCTCCTAAAACAATGAGGCCGATTACAAACACTAGAACAAGAACAGCATCACCGCAAGCTGCGTTCTTACAAAAACTTTATAACTAAATTAAATTTAATTAAAATGAGACAAAGACAAAATTTCGTATTGCCTTCAATCACCTCGACTTACGCTGGTGAAGCGGCTGGGAAATACATCGCAGCTGCGTTATTGAGTGCTAAAACTTTGGACCAAGAGGCTGTATCTATCATGCCTAACGTGAAGTACAAATCAGTTGTACAAAAGTTAGATGTTAGTGGTATCGTACACGATGCTTCTTGTGATTTCACAAACTCTGGTAGTGTTGCATTATCAGAAAGAATTTTGGAGCCAAAAGAGCTTCAAGTTAACCTGGAACTTTGTAAATCAGAGTTCGTATCATCATGGGAGGCGCTACAATTAGGGTACTCTGCATTTGATGAAATCCCTGCATCATTCAACGACTTCTTAGTATCGTATGTTGGTGGTAAAGTTGCTGAAGCAACTGAAACTTCAATCTGGCAAGGTAACAGCGCTACAAATGGTGAATTCGGTGGATTCCAAACTATCATCTCTGCTTCTGCAGCTGCTGGTGGTGCTGGAGATGCAATTCAATCTTCAGCAAGTGGTTCAATCACTTCAACGAATGTAATCGCTAAATTAGAAGCATTAGAAACTGCTATTCCTAACACAGTGTACGGAAAAGAAGATTTAGTAATCTATGTACCTACTAATGTTGTTAAAGCTTACCAACAAGCTTTAGGTGCTAACTACGCAAACGGATGGAACAACCAAGTAACTGTTGGTGCTAAACCACTAGATTACAATGGTATTCCATTAATGCACTGTCCAGGTATGACTAACTCATATATGGTTGCAGCTCAGAAATCTAACCTATTCTTCGGCACAGGTTTACTTTCTGACTACAATGAAGTGAGAGTGTTAGACATGGCTGACCTAGATGGTTCACAAAATTATAGAATCATCATGAGATATACGGCTGGTACTCAAACGGGTATCAACTCAGATATCGCAATCCACATCCCTGCATAAGGAGAAGTGAATATATAACGGATTAAGGGGAGGGTAACCTCCCCAACCATCCAAAGTTTTAAGTTTAACTAATAATAAAAAATAATAACACTATGGCTACTTGTAATTTGACAGCTGGAAGAAACGAAGTTTGTAAAGATAGTATTGGCGGCTTGCAAGCTGTTTACTTTCTAAACTATACTTCTGCATCTTTCGATAAAAACGCTGAATTGGAGGTTACTGGACTTCCATCAGGTTCTACTGTGTACAAATATGAACTTAAAGGTACTTCTGCTTATACTGAAACTGTTAACACTTCAAGAGAGAATGGCACAACCTTCTTCTCTCAAGAAACTGTACTTAACTTAAAGAGATTGACTAACGAAATGACTACTCAATTAAAGCTTATGGCTTATGGTAGACCTCAAATCGTTGTTCACACCAAAAATGGTGAATCTCTTTTAGTAGGTGAACAAAACGGAGCGGATGTGACTGCTGGTACTATTCAAACTGGTGCTGGTTTAGGTGATTTATTTGGATACTCAGTAACTTTAACTGGTGAAGAGAAACTTCCTGCAGCTTTCTTATCAGGTTCAACTGAGGCTAACCCATTTGCAGCATTTACTGGAGATGGTTTACCAACAATTGTATCTGGAACAGGAAACTAAGATATATTTCATAAATATATAACTAAATTAAAGGCTCTCTTAGTGAGAGCCTTTTTTTATGCCCTATTTTGGAAACGCAGACATCTAATACTTATGTATGGAGAGTTGTTAAATAGTTAAAGACAACTTAAATACACAATATATGCAATCGTACTATATTTCAGGCTCGAATGTGTTTACATTTAGAACATCACAAACGGGTTCATCAGATTTGACATTATATACTGAGGATATGTTAACTTTATTAACATCCTCTGTATCTTTATCAGATTATACATTTAATGCTGAGCAACAAATCTTACAATTTACTGCATCTCTTACCGCATCGGTTGGTGATGAGTTTAGAGCGTATATTAAAGATGGCTGTGATAACACATTATGGGATGGTACTATACAATGTTACGCATCTCAGTCTATCAATAAGCCAGTATATAAAAACCAAAACACAAGCGGTAGTTTTATTAGTAATGATACCGTAAATGAATATATAATTTTAGCATAATGAAAGATAATTTAAAATTTGTAAGTTTAACTAGACAGGATATACCCGATATTGTAGAGGATGTAAAAACAAGATATCAATGGGTGCCTGTGGGTATCATCGGACAAGATGATTATTTTCCTATTATTACTGATGCATATCAAACCTCAACTACAAATGCAGCTTGTGTAGAGGGAGTAGCGGATTTAATATATGGAAAAGGATTATATTCTGAGAACGAAGAATTTGATGAGATATTCCAAAGAATGGTATCGCAAAAAGATATCAAAAAAGTAGCATTTGATTTAAAGTTATATGGTAATGCTGCATTCCAAGTATTTTGGAACGCTGACCATACTAAGATTAAAAAACTATTCCATACTCCAGTACAAAATCTAAGAGCTGAAAAGATTTATGATGCAGCTGCAGTACAAAACTACTACTATTGCTATGATTGGAGTGATGTAAAAGCACAAAGAGAAAAAACAAAATTACCTGCGTTTGGAACATCGCAAGAAAACATAGAGATTCTTTATATTAAAGATTATACACCATCTCGTTTTTATTACTCTTTACCTGATTGGATTTCAGCTTTACAATTCTCATTCTCTGAAGCAGAATTAAGTAACTTACACATTAATAATATTGAGAATGGGTTTTTGCCGCTGGTGATGGTTAATATGAACAACGGAGTTCCCGCACCAGAGGAAAGAGATACTATTGAAGCGATGATTGAATCTAAGTTTACAGGTACTCGTAATGCTGGTAGATTTATGGTTTCATTTAATGATGACCCGGCGGTGAAACCTACAATTGATACAATCACTACTGAGAATTTGCATGATAAGTACCAATATGTAGCTGAATACGCTCAGGATAGAATTCTTGTAGCGCATAGGATTACTTCTCCACTTCTATTTGGTATTAGAACCGCTCAGAATGGTTTCTCCTCTCAGAGTGAAGAAATGAAAACAGCATATTCTATTATGCAAACTATGACAATACAACCATTCCAACAATTAATCATCGAAAGTTTATCTGATGCATTAACTTGGGGTGGATATACTAAAGATACAGAGTTATACTTTGAACAACTTACACCTCTTGCTATTCTTTCTACAACGGCAGAAGAAACTGACCAAACTATTGAAGAAGTTGAAGAAGATATCAACAAACAAATGGAAAGTCCTGAAGAAATGGAAGATACTAGCAGAGAAGTAGGAGATATAGAAGAAATCACTAACGATAAAATATTTTAACTATGGCTTTTGGATTATTTATAAGCAGAAACGATATCATCAAAACAACTCCTTTACAAGGAGCAATTGATGCTGATAAACTATTACCTTTTATTAAAACGGCACAAACTAAGTATTTGGAAAACCTATTAGGTACAGTACTATACAACAAATTACAAAATGATATAGAATCTCAAACTCCATTTACGGGTTATTATCAAACTCTTATGCAAGATTATGTAAAACCTTGCGTAATTTGGTATAGCTGTGTTGAATACATTCCATTTAGTGGAACATCGTTCAAATCTGAAGGTGCAGTTAAACATAAGAGTGAACAAAGTGAAGCAGTATCTAAAACTGAGATAGATTACTTAACTCAAAAAGCGCAAGATAATGCCGAATGGTATGCTACGAGATTGCAAGATTATCTAATAGCTAATTCATCTAATATTCCTGAATTCTTAGAAACTACGGGTGATACAACAATGATTTACCCAGACCAATCAAATCAATACTTTAGCGGATTACAATTATAGAATATGGCAAATGTAGTACAAAATCAAGATAGGAATTATTCTCTTTATTATAATGTTTTAGATTATTTTAAAGCGATTATGAAGAACCATCCCTCACTCAACTATGTTTCGCAGGGAGATGTGTTCTCTATCGATAACAGGGAGTTTCCTGCGTACCCTTTAGGTAACATTTTAATTACAAATACTGTATTAACAGAAAAAACTATTATCCATTCTTGTCAACTTACAATTGCGGATAAAGTAAAATTAAAATCTAATGAATCTAACCCCAAAACAAACGAACAATCTATTCCTTATTACGGCACTGATGATTTGGTTGATATTCTTGCTAATACATTAGCAATTGTTAATGATTTAACTACATACACACAATTTTCAGTAGAATCATTTGATATACCAGCTAACATTAGTGTAACACCATTTAGAGATAATTTTGATAACGGATTAGCTGGGCATGTGGCTACATTTGACTTAGTAGCATTTGGTTTCAGAAATAGATGTACATATACATTACTTACTGATTCAGATTTAGATTTTAGTTGTTAATGAAAGAATTAAAGGATTTAGCTAAAGGATATAGAAAGTTAGCTGCAGAAGCTATCTATCCTGGTTTGCCTTATTCTAAATACAAAAGAGCACCTAAATCTCCTTTGCCTGAGAATCCAAACGGACAAGGTTCAAGAGCATTCTCTACTGGTAACTTACTAACTAAATTTATTTCTTCACCACAAAACGCAATTGATAAGATTGCATCTAAAGTGGGTGATGGATACCAAATCGTAGTACAAATTGCTCCTGATGGAGCTGAGTATGGTAGATGGGTACACTATGGTACGAGAAGAATGATTGAAAGACCTTTTGCTGAGATTGCAGCTGAAGATAGAAGGTTTACACAATTGTTAGATGAGTTTATGGAAACCGAAACTGAGAAAAAAGTTGATGGTGAAGTAAAAAAGCTAGATGATTTGTTTAATAAAGCTGGATTTAAGATAAGTTAAACCATCAAATACTTTTAAAAACAAATCGGTTAAAATAGAAAAGATTTATTATGGCAATCGAAATCTTACAATATCCATCAAGTTGTTCATTAGCACAATCACCCATTGTGTGTGCAGTTAGTGAATCTCTAAGTGGTAGTGTAGCATCATCATCATTTCAATACATAGCAGAATTATGGTATTGGACAGGAAGTGAATCAGATAGTGGTTCATTCTCTGACTTTACTCTAGCCAAATATCCAAACACTTCATTGAGTGGGATTTTTGACTTTAGTAAAATTATTAATTCTACATTACAAGACCCATTAGAAGAAAATCCTTCTAACACAATATTTTTTAAAGCAGAATTTTATCATCAATTTATTTCAGCATCAGCATTCGTAACTTCATCGCATGTTGAGACAGGAATATATAAAGCGATTGATGGATATGCAATTTATCAAGAACCAATTACTCAATCTTTAGAAGATAAAACACCTTATTGGCCTATAATGAGTGATGGACCTGCAACTCAAACATCGTTTGATGGAAATATTGGTAGAATGGGTATCTTTGCTTGGAGTGGTAGTGGAGATATTGCAGATGCTGTATTATACACTGGTGGAATACAATCTTCATCATTCGATATCACTGGTTCAGCTGATACATCAGGTCAAATCGCATCTTTCCCAATTGGTGATGGTGAAGCAGATTTTCCATTAAGTTCTTCATACGATTTCTTTACAGTAACACCTCTAAAGGATGGAGCTGCTATTGGTGATTCTATTAGATTTAATATAGAGTGTGAAAAGAAATATCCTAATGTAAGAATCAAATGGAAAAATAGATATGGACAGTTTGATTTCTTAAACTTTAATTTAGTAAGTAGAGAATCATTTAGAACGGATATCAAATCATTCCAACAACAAATTGGTAGTTGGGGTTCACCTACTTTATCGTATAACAATTACGATTCATCTAGACAAAATTATTCAGCAGATTCAACTCAAACGCTAACAGTAAATTCAGATTGGTTAAGTGAAGATTATAATGAGATTCTAAAGCAATTAATGGTTAGCGATGAAATATATTGGATTTACAACGAAAGTACAGGAGATTTAAGACCTATCACTATACAAACGAATTCTATTTCATTTAAAACAAATGTAGTAGATAAATTAATCCAATACTCATTTGATTTCGAATTTGGACAGGCATATAAATTAATTTTATAAAATATGGGAGTAACATCAACTCAAGGTTTTAATTTTAAATTAGTAGCCAATGGTGTAACATTAGATTTATTCAAAGATGAAACTATCACCATTTCGGACAACATTACTGGTTTATTTGATGTAGGTACATTACCTACTGATTTTTCTCGTAATATTACCTTACCAGGTTCAAAGAAAAACAATGAATTCTTTGAGCAGTATTATGATATTTCAGTAGAAAATCCATTTCTATTTTCTACATCAAATAAAGTAGATGCATACTTTGATTTTGATGGTTTATATTTAGCTAGTGGTTATCTACAATTGAACAAAGTAAATGTAGTAGCAAACAAATACATTGATTCTTACGAAGTAACTATCTTTGGTTCTCTTGCATCTTTTGCTAGAGAAATCAATAGAGCATTCTTAACGGATATTACTACATTAGAAACTCTAAACCATAGTTCATCTTTTCAGAACATAACTGCATCGTGGGATAGAAATTTATTTAATGGTGATATTGTTTATCCTCTAATCGATTATGGACAGGATATCGCTTATACTTCTGCAATAGTAGGAAATAGGCCTGGTATTGATTTAGCTGATGGTTCACTCTCAGTACAAGATTTTAAACCTGCTATTAGAGTTAAGAAAGTATGGGATGCTATCTTTGAGCAGTTTGGTTTTACTTATCAATCAGATTTTCTAACCTCATCGTTATTTGATAATTTATACATGTCTTTACACAATGGTGGTAAACATCCTGAATACGATGGTATAGATTTGGAAACTTATGGTAAGGCAAAGATTGCACCTATTAGTGGTTCTTCAGCTGATTCACAACTTTTAGTAAATGGAGATTGGACAAGAATAGGACCATGGGAAAACAACGAATTTGACCCGCAAGGATTTATCGGAGATGGTATGTCTTATGTAATGAATGATAGACAATCACCTTTGAGAGGTAAAATAAACTTAAAGTTTAAAGTATCAGGTTCATTAGGTGTACCACAATTTCAATTAGGTTTGTTTGAAACAGGTTCGGTAAATACTGGTTCACAAGCTGATTTAAATGATTCAACAGGTTCTTATTGGCAAGAAGCTGTGGATGTATGGAATAATTATTTAATACAAGAGTATTCAGTAACGAATGGAAAGGGTGATGTTGATTATGAATTAGAATACTATTGGAGTACTAATGGTTCAATCCCAGCAAATAAAGCAGTGTATCCAATGATTAGATACGATGATTTTGGTGGTACTAACTTTACAGTAACTCTTTCACCTGATGGTGATGAAACATCTTATTGGGAATTTACAAGTCAAGTTATTGCTGCAGATTGGAGGGTTTTAGATATTGCTGACCAAATGCCAATAGGTGAGAGTGGAATCAAAATGATTGATTTTATACAAGCGGTACAAAGAAAGTTTAATCTCATTATATACCCATCGAAAACTAAACCAAAAGAATTTATCGTAGAAACCTTTAATAATTGGTATAAGCAAGGTGAGGTAAAGGATTTTAACAAATACATCAATTTAGATGAAAAGTTAGAAGTAATACCAGCTAATAACTTAGCAGTAAATAAATTAAGATTTGGACATAAAGCTGATAATGATTTATTATCACAAAACTTTAAGAAAGAAACAAATAGACCTTATGGTGAATCGTTCTTTATAGATACTCAAAACTTTTTCTCACAAGGAGAGTTCAAAGTAGAACCAGCAGATGCAGCATCACCTTTGAGATATGTAGCAGGTACAGGTTTAAGTGGTTCGATAACTCTACCAACTTTATATGCATTATCTTATCAAAGAACTACATCTATATATCCTTACGATTTATGTAATACTACTAATCGTGCAGGATTTACTGATAATCCATCAGGACTAATTGATGAAGGTTATTATGTATATACAAATGCATCAGGTGCACCACTTACGGGTTATCGTTATGTAGCAAACCCATCATCGGGTGATATATACATTATAAGTCCATCAACGGGATTAGTTACTTCATACACAACAAATTGTGCAGATGAACCAACAAGTTAATTATGGCAGCAGATAAGATATACATACCAACATTTATTGCGGATAACGAATTTAATCCTTCGAATGTACTTCCACGCTTCTTTTTCTACAATGGTGAAAAGGAATGTCAACCATATAGAGTATGGTATGCAAATGACCCTAATTTATTTAGTTTATTTGTAACATCCTCAAATACGTTTCCATACTTTGACCATTACGATACAGGTTCATCAGCAGATGGTATTCCAACAACTGATTCGAATTCACTTCTATTTTTTAATGAAACACCTGCATATGGTTCTACACCAGGTAATACTCTTTTCTCAGAATATTGGCAAACTTATATTGAGTTATTGTATGACCCAACAACAAGGTTGATTAATTGTTCCGCTAATATTCCATTGGCTGATTATTTTAAGATGGAATTAAATGATATATGCGAGTTCAGAGGTAACTACTACCATTTACGAGCTATCAATGATTATAACCTGGTAACAGGCGAATGTAAAATTCAGCTTTTAGGACCTATCATCCAAGATGCTATGGATAATATTCTTAAAAAAGCAGCAGTGAGTGGTTCTATACCTACACAATAAATTAAAATTGTTAAAATGATAACTAAAGTTATTGACTTATTAAAAGAAGATAAATTCTACGGAGTCTCCAAAAGGGTGGATGTTGGAAAGGGAAAATACAAAATCCCTTACAATTGGAAATCACTTTGGAATTTACTAAGAAGATTATAGTATGGCTGAGAATCAAAAAACATATAAAACCACAATTGAAGTAGAAACTCAAGAAGCAGCTAAGAATATGGAGCTGTTAGAGAGAACTGTATCTACATCATTAGGTGAGTTTGATAACTTAAATGAAGCTATTTCAAAAACTCAGGATACATTAGGTAAGTTAGACCCTAAATCAGCAGAGTTTAAAGAATTATCTAAAGAGTTATCAGATTTAAAAGATAATTTAAGAGATACTGAAATCCAATCCGTTAGATTTACCGAAGCCCTCGCAGCTCAGCCAGGTGTTATCGGTTTTGTAGGTCAATCATTAGAGGGGCTTAGAGGAACTTTCCAAGTCTTTATGGCAAATCCTATCATAGCTGTATTAGCTGGGATTGCAGGGGCACTTCTTGCTCTGAGAGAGTCTCTTACACGTACTGAAGAAGGTACTGAAAAGTTAAATAAGATAACTCAAGGGTTTACTAAGATTCTAAACGGATTATTTGCAGTAATCGAACCAATCGCTATGCAATTAGCTGATTTGGTGGTTGGTATATTAGAGAATGATAAGGTAATGAATGGTTTATCCAAAACTGTTGGTGTTCTAACAGGTGTATTCACTACTTTATTTGGTACACTTAAATCAGTAGCTGGATTTATCATTGGTACATTAGTAAACAATTTTAAAACACTTATCGGAGTTGCTAAAGGAGCTGGTGATGTTATCGCTGGTGTGTTTACCTTTGATTGGGATAGAATTAAAGAAGGAGCAAATGCTGCATTTGATGCGGTTAAAGAAGGTGTTAAAGGAACAGTAGATAATGTAAAAGAATTAGGTAACGGAATCGTAGATGCCGCTGTAGATGGATTTAAAGCTGGTGAGAAGCAATTTAAAGAAGGATTTAAGAGATTAACTGAAGAAGAAAAAGAAGCAGCTGAGAAAGCAGAAGAGGAAAGAAAGAAAAGAGAAGAAGAAAGATTAAAAGCAGTTGAAGAAGCTCAAAAAGTACAAACTGAAGCGTATCTTGCATCGTTGGATGCTAGAAGTGCTGAGTTGTTTACTAGAGAACAAAAGTATCAAGAGGATTTAAAGAAATTAAAAGCTGCTGGTATTACTGATTTTACTCAGTTAGAAGAAAACTATCGTAAAGATGTACAAGAGATAAACGATAAGTACGATGCGGAAGCAATAGCTAAACAGGAAGAGCAAATCGCTAAACAAAAGGAGTTGTTAGATGGTATCACCGAATATCGTTCCATAGAGATAGAATTACAATTCCAAAGAAACGAAGAAAGATTTAATAGAGAGATTGCCGCAATCAATGACCAAGAAAAAGCTTTAATTGAAGCTGCAAAAATGGCGGCAAATGAATTGTTGAGAAATGAACAATTAACTGATGAAGAAAGAATCAGAATTATTAATGAAACGAATCAAAGAATTTCTGAGATTGAATCCAATGCATCTGCGGATAGATTATTAGCACAAGAACAAAGATTTGAAGGTAGATTAGCATTATTAGATGAAGAAAAACAAAATCTTTTAAATAATATTAATGAAACTACAAGATTATTATTAGATAATGACCAATTAACTGAGGATGAAAGAACAGCTATTAAATTACAAGCTGAACAACAAAGAGAGTTAATTGAAAATGATTTTAAAGCTAGAAAGAAAGAAGTTCAGTTAATAGAAAAAGAAGATGAATTACTTGCGATTGAATCAGAGTTAGCACAATTAGGATTAACATACGATAGACAGAGAGAGTTAATCGCTGAGAAAGAAGAATTACTATTAGAGCAAGAAGGATTAACTGAAGAACAAAGAACAGCGATTAAGAGAGCAGCAGCTCAAGAGAGAATGGCTATTGATATGGAGGAGTTAGATGCGAAAGCTGAAATCCAAAATGCTCAATTCGATTTATTATCTCAGTTCGGTTCGTTCTTAGGTCAGATTGCTGGTGAGAATAAGAAGTTAGCTATCGCAGCTGTAATCGCTGAACAAGTTGCGGCTATTGGTAGAATCATTACCAACACTGCTATCGCTAATGCTAAAGCAGTTGCGGCATCTCCACTAACCTTTGGACAACCTTGGGTAGCAATCAATACGGCATCAGCTGCTATTGGTATCGCATCATCAGTTGCTGCTGGTGTGAAAGCAGTTAGAGATATTAAGAATTCTGATAAATCACAATCAGCTCCATCAGGTGGTGGACAAAGACCTGCAAGACCTGCAGCTCCTTCAGCATCTGCAACATCAATACCACAAACTGTAGGTACGGGTGGTGAACAAAATACAGGTTCACAAATTTCAGAAGCAATTGCTGGAGCACAACAAAGAGATGAAGATAAACCGATAAAAGCTTATGTAGTTAGTTCTGATGTTTCATCACAACAAGCGTTGGATAGAAGAACTAATTCTGCAGCAACATTCGGATAAAATTAAAATATAATTGTTAAAAAGATATGAGA